GCCTGAACCGATTAAACCAGTGATACCAATAATCATAAAAGAAAACTCCTGTAACATACTTATTATATTACAGGAGTAAGACAATAAAAAGTGTTTAGGTTAACCTTGTACCCATGTCAATGGCTGACTATAGTCTACATACTTCTTCAATTCTTCAATGAGTAATTCCATCGCAGCTTTACCTTCTGCTTTCATAGCAGTACCATTCAATGTTGTACCGCCACCTGGACCTGCGATAGTACTAAACTTCTCACGTGCCTCACCAATGATTAGTTTAAGATTAGCTAAGATAAAGTCACCAATCCAAACGCCAGCACCTGGATCCTGTAGTAATATTTCTTCTGTCTTTTGTACGTCTGCCCATATCAATACACGCTCACCAGAACCTTTGGGATCACGAACAATACGCAATACTTTAGATACTGGGTTGAATGTATAGGTTACATAACCACCGAACATACGTGCTGCTAACTCAACATAACCTGCATAGAAGTCATACGTTGCCATACCACCTGCATAGTTATAGTTTAATAAGTATGTGTTTAGAATAGCACTACTAAACGGATCAAAGCTGCTACTTGATGGACCAGTCTCTAAACCAATTGTTCTACGGAAAATACTACGCACATTGATAAACTCAGCGGGAAGAGTATATGTATCTACATTCTTCTCAATGGTCATCAATATATAAGATTCTTCTGTAGCGGCCTGTGCCCGTTGACGATAGACTTTAATAGCGTAGTTGTACGCTGCCTCGTAATGTTGAGGGTCCAATTCTAAATCAATAATACCGTCGCCTAAACGAAATCTGATATTGTTGAATAAACCCTCTTTTAATTCATCTAGTGTTAAACCAGCTGGGGTAGAAAGAGGACTAGCGGTTGGATATGTTGACATAAGTGTTACCTAATAATACTATTTATCAGGCAACTTATGTATTGGGAGATTTGCCCTTCATGAACCTCAAGAAGGGTATTTCAGTTTCATCTACGATCCGTGTTCTACCGTCAAGGTGAGTGTATCCGTTTTTTGATTCTTTTTCACAAACCGGACACATCCACCTTTCCCCTAGATACAAGATTAGCCATACATGGCAATCGTCACAACTAGGACGACCTAAACCCATTACAAGTCGCCGTCTTTACGATTTTCGCTGTAAAATGCATCAAACTTTCCACCGGGATAGCGACTCTCTAATTTTCGTACATTCTCAGCAATGACCTCGTTAGGGTCTAAGTTCAATGCACGACACGCATTAATCCAATACCACATAACATCACCTAATTCACGTTTCATGTGGTAGACGGCTTCATCATTTAGTGCTTTACCCTGAAAAAGTATCTTCTTGGGCACTTCGATAAATTCACCACTTTCTGCGGCTAATCCAAAACATGCTGTGATTAATAATGGAATGTTAACATCAGGTCCATGTTTCATCTCACCGTCAAACAACTCATAGTTAGCGTCTAATCGGTCGCAGGTGTCTACGAACGCAGTCAAACTAACACTAGGGTTACTAGTGACTGCCGCTACAAACTCCTGATATTTATTTAAATCAATATTCATACTAAGTCCTTAAACATTTCTTTTCTACCTTCTACACCCAACGTACTTTCAAAAATTTCTGTAGTACGTTGTAGCATAGCACATGCCAACATTATCATCTCATTTCTATCGTCAGTCAATTCAATTGACTTGTCAATGAGGACCATCATGTCACTCATTCGTTTGTTTACATGTTGTTTATCCATATCAATACTTTCTTAATCAACAGGTTTAAGTTGAGGATTTAATTGTGCATCCACATCCATCCTAGTCTTACCCATACGCACTTCATCAAAATAAACTATTTGCGTAGGCATTATATTAGGATGTTCCCTAGTCACAAATGAACGATATATACCGTACTTTAAGTAGAAATCATCAGGAACTAAAAGTACAGGATTTTTTATGATACGCTTACTGTCTCCATTTATAAAAAATTCCAGTATTCCATTATTTTGATGTGAATCAAAATGAACTACTACATCAGTCCACTTACCTCTGATTTCTTCAAGAGTGGTCATGCATTCATATTGTGGTTCATCACCTAAAGTGGTAGGGCCTCTTGTGATTTTATGATAGGTTGCTCCGAAGCAATCCCCGCGGATATCAATCTGTAGTAATGGTGGAAAACTTGGAAATCCTCCTGCTGTTGAATTTTCACCAACCCGAACAATACCTCGCTGATGAATCTGCCCAACCGTAGTCTTGACTTTCATACCAGACTTAAAATCCTGGGGAATGAAAAGACTCCAGCTAAACCACATATCTGTCTCAGGATAAATTAGATTTTTAATCCAAACTTCTGATCTCTCCCTATCGTTATTACAATCGCTCCACCCTACATCTTCTCCGCAATCACCTTTACGAACCTCAAAACGTTGTGATTTTTTTCCTGCTCGAACAGGCTCTGCAACATTTTGATAGCCCCAACTAGTTGTATTTAATGAACGCTCAACAGGTAAGCTGGGTGTGTTTGATGAACGCTCTACCTGAGACTTAGTAGCACAACCAGTAAGTGCTAATATAGCACCAAGTAGGACACTACACCCGATTAGTTTGTTTTTCAACATCAGAATGCTTTCAAAATAATCATGTTCTCATTGAATCTGCCGTTTGGTACTGCACCGACTGCTTTGATATCTTTGAAATACTTACGTGCCGCGGGCTTGCTACCCATTACTTCCTTAATTTGCTCACCGGGCTTACGTAGTGTTTTCATCTCGCTAGTGTTAGCATCGAAACCTAGTAGTGTATTACCCTTGACACTAAACACCTTGCTGTACTCGTCAGCAATATAGTGATGTAGTTTACGCTTACCTGTATCGTACACCCATGCCTCACTTGCACCGTGCAGTTTCGTAGGATGCACACTAACTAAATCAAGTTTAGTTGCAACGTCCTTGAATAACTTCAAGTACTTCAGTTTAGCAACAATCTTCTCGACAGGTACTGCCTTGCGCTTACGCGGAGCCTTGCTTGCTTTCTTGATGCTGATATAGCTGTTCAAGTCACCTAGCACGCCGTCAATGAATTTGAGGATGTTGCGAATCTGAATCTTACCTAGAAAGGCATAGCCCTCTTTAAGAGACTCGTCACCGTCACTTAGTCGCTGGAATTCATCTTGCTTACGCTTCCAGATTTCAACAATGATTGGGATGTGTTGTGGCATGACATTGTATTTCGCAACAATGTCAACTGTCTTTTCCGATGCTTTGCCAGTAGTTACAAAATCGTCAATCATGCCTTCCATTTCACCAGCCGCATCACGTGCCTTTTCACGCAATACTTCCTGAATGTTGGGACGGGTAGAAACCACTTCTTCTTTTACAATACTAGTTGTGCTAGTTTTTGTTTCATTCGTGGTTAGTGTTTTTAGTAAACGCTTAATATCGTTTTGCAATGTCAGTTCCTCATGCTCGGTCAGTTCAAGACCGCGCATAGTCATGCGTGAGACCCAGCACAATGTTAGCAGGAATTCGCTTTCATGCACTTTTCTAAGTTGCTTGGCTTCATCCGTGCGCTTATTGTAGTCAAGATATTGACACAATAGTTCTTTTGCGTCTTTTTTGGTATAGAATCGGTTATACCATGTGAAACTTCTAGCAAGTGCAGAGAATCGTTCTTCCTTGTCAGGCTGAACCGGGAAGACAGGTTCCTCTCCCATGTATTTTGTATCAGCATCACGGGGGTTTAGTGCTTTAACAAAATGCTCGTCTGATTGCTTGCGTGTAGCCATATATTACTCCAAAGTTTCAATTGAATATGTATTATAGCACAGTAACCATTTATTGTCAAGTTTTTGGTAATACAGTATCGTCTGTATTTACGATAAATAAGTTATAAAGTGAAATAACCATGCCTAGATTAAGCCTTTGGCGTCCCAATAAAACGAACGATTATAACTTTTTTGATAGAACAATATCAGAACAGTTCACCGCAGGTGCCACGGATTTGTATGTACACAAGTATATGGGTCCAACAAATCAAGGGCCGTCTATAGATTATACACAACCTGAATATGATGTAATGAGTCCTACTAACATACAAGACTTGTTATTTTTGGAAAATCGTGACAGAACATATGACCCAAATATCTATCGTTTACGCGGGCATTACAATGTACAGAATTTAGACTTTGACTTAAGTCAGTTTGGATTATTCTTAAACAACGATATCATATTCATCACTGTTCATTACAACGACATGATTGAATTGGTTGGGCGTAAACTAATGGTCGGGGATGTAATTGAGTTGCCTCACTTGTTAGATTATAACCCATTAAAAGAAACCATACCAACTGCGTTGAAACGATTCATGCAGGTAACCGATGCTAACTATGCAAGTGAGGGATTTAGCCCAACTTGGTTCCCGCACTTATGGCGTATCAAATGTGAACCACTAGTTGATAGTGAAGAATTTAGTCAGATACTAAGTGCTCCAATAGACCAAGACACCTATCTTGGGTTATGGGACAAAGATAAAACTTACCCGGCTGGGTACGTGATTACATTTGGTGACAAAAATTATAAATCATTAGTTGATGTTCCAGTAGGAATTACTCCACCTGATCCAGCATATTGGGAGTTGGATACTGCAAGCAATCTTAAAGATATTCTTGCTACTTACAATAAAAACATTGAAATTAATAATGCAGCATTAGAAGAAGCACAAAGATTGTTACCTAAAGCAGGATACGATAATAATAATTTATATATTGTACCTACATATGGTGAATATTCAAGCAATGGTGTTCCATCAAGGGCCATTAATAATCCGGCGCCACCAGTTGGAGTTAATACTAACTCAGCAGGCGCCCCTGCTGCAACTGGCACTGTTATGATGATGCGTAATGCAAAATACAAAAATGCTAGTCCAGTAATTAAAATTTCTAAATCTACTATAAAAAATATTTGGGATCAAACCGCAGATATGGAATACGAAAAATTAAATGTATTCAATACAGTTAACTTAGAAGTATTAACTCTTGCTCCGGTTAGGACAGATACAAATTCAGGACCAGTTAGTGGTGACAAAATATTAACAGTATATTCAATGGGACAGATTACTGGACCATACGGCACTGCTGATAACACATATGCGACTGCTGATGCTAACCCAGAAGCACCGGGCTTTACTGGAACTATTAGTACACAAATGGATTGGCGTGCAGATTGTGATCCAGCATTCCAGTTTATTGCCCGTAGTAGTCCTCGTAGTTTCGGCTATACTACTGGATACTTAGACGGTAACGGACAAGCACCAAATGGATTCCCAACCGGAGCTGGAATAAGTTTCCCGCAAAATCCACAAGTAGGGGATTATTTCTTACGCATCGATTATTTCCCTCAATTATTATATCGTTGGGATGGTAAGTTGTGGGTTAGAATTTCTAAAAACATTAGAACCGAAACTGGATTTAATTTAGCAAATGAATCACAGTTATCAGGCTTTATTAATAATGTTGGTCAGACACAACTTACAAACGGCACGTTTGTGCCACAGCGTCAAGCATTGTCAACTATTTTAGGATTGACACCAGACACCTTACCCCCAGTAACTTAAAGAGTATATAATGGCAGAATTTTTTTATGACAATCAGATACGCAGATTTTTAATACAGTTTGCAAAAATTTTTAGCAATTGGCAAGTCACTAAAGGTAAAGACCCTGCGGGAAATCCTATCATTGTGAGAGTACCTATTATGTATGGTGACAGCAGCAGGCAAGCAGCCACTATCATCGCTAATAATAGTGCTAGCAATTTGCCAAGTGCACCATTAATAACCTATTATATTACTGCATTAGAGTACGATCAAAAACGTACACAAGATCCTACATATGTAGATAAGATATCAGTTAGGCAAAGGGCATATAATAGCGAAACACAAAACTATGAAAC